GACAACAACAACAACAACGAAGGGGTTTAACGGTATTTTTGAATCCATTGGCATTTAGACCCATTGGGGGTCGTTTTCTAGGGCAGGAGTCCCTGGAATCATAGGTCTATCTGCTGTAACCCGCATGAACACTGGGTTTCTTAGGTCAATCGATATAATATCGACTGCTTATTTATTCTTTGGTGTTGGACATTAGACATTTGAATCTGAAAATTGTTAGGACGGGGGTTATTCTCTTTGTTGAAAAAAGGGATGTAAACCACCTAAGACCACCAGGGTAAACCTAAGCCCACCTAAGCCATCCTAAGCCATCCTAAGCTCGTCTACTGCCTAACCATTGTCTATCCATTGCAGCTCAACCTGAGCCACTACAGCCGTCTAAAGAGCTAATCTTCAGCAGCAACAACAGAACACTGTTGAGGGAGACATGAGTTCTGAGGTTGCTACTGAAGGCTAACTACTGAGGGACGGTAGATACCACTATTGTTCTTCTTATGGTCTTGTTCTTATGTTCTCGGATGTTTTCGAGTCAGGCAGTGTCAGTGTCATTAGCAGCACTGTAATCCAGTGTGTGACGGCTCGTGCCTGTAGGTATCTCTAAAGGGTGGACAAAACTGTTTTAGCTTGAGAGTAATAGCTTATGCCTCTGAGTAGACCCCAGGTAGAACCTAGGTTGACTCAGTGGTCACACTAATAGTGGCTATTGTTATGCGATGGGAGTAGTGTGCTAGGTGGTGTTGAGAGGGACAGTAAGCAATCCTAGGAGACCTCGCTGTTTCCAACTGTGGATGCTACTGTCCTCTCTTCACCTCCACCGACTTCTTCTCGTCCATGAATACCAAAGCAAGAACCCTACCATATAATAGTGATTATCATTTGTATCTAATACTTTAGTATTACTTAGGGTATTCTATTTGGAAATGCATAGCATCCATAGCTATAAGTCATTAGTTCTTAGGTCTCCTACCCAGTAAAATATGCACTGTGTCAATCCTGGCATAAACCACTGAATAAGGAACCCAAGAACACCTATGAACTATATGCTCACCTTCACTATCTTTAGTCTACTTTTGATTGCGATTGATAACTTGCGATTAACCTCGTCAGATACCAATCGGCCTTCTGGAGGTCTTCCAAGGCCTTCCCTTTCCTCTCGTACCTCCACAGATACTTGAGGCAGTTACCCTTACAATAACCATTGAATGCTTCAGGGGTCATTGATTCTTCAATAGCCTCTATGCACTCTATCTTGCCACTGTAGTGGTCAGGGTGGTTGACCATGTCTATCTCAGTATGGCTGCCACCCTCTTCTTCCTCGGCTACCAGGGCTTCATACTTAGATGTTATTGCAGGGTATTTCTTTCTTAGTTTATCCCAGTCTTGTGGGGATGCATCGTTAATACTCATACTAATCGACTCCTTAATCTTTCTTGGGAAAGGACATCAGCTTTAGTTTCTAACCTGGGCCAGACTGTATCTCTGTTAGGTTTTCTAGCTACTTTCTCTTTGATTTGTGTTCTGTATATCAAATCATTAGTAACTATGTCGTGCTTGTATATCCTGTTCTTTAGAGTGTTGTAGACGATGCCTGTGATGTTTGATATCTCTCTGTAGGTATAGAACTCACCGTCTTCAAATCGAGGGTCTTCTCCCTCATACTTAAATTGTCTAACTATTGCCATCACTTTCTTCCTGTAATATCTGTAGGTGTTCACCTAGGTCCAGGTTAATGATTACTGGTGTCTGCTCACCAACATAAGAACCTGCTATGTTGAACCAGAAGTATTCTTCTGCCTCTAGCAGGTCCATTAGGCTGTCTTCGACCAGGTTCTCGATTATCTTGTCCATGCAATAGACCAGGCGTGTATTACCTTCGTTGACTGTGTGTCCGATACATGCATTGTCATGACCATCAATCTTTAGGACCAGGTCCAGGTCATCGATGAACTTAGGCATGGCAGCCCTCACATTGAGACATCAGCTGCCACTCTTGTTCTGTGATACCAGTCATGATGAACTCACGCTCTGTAGCTGTTAGGTGTGGGCATACGTCCTGGATTAGTTCACCTGCCTCCCAACGTCTAAGCTGCTCAGTAGTGACATCGATGTCTCTCTTGTGTAGAGCACCAGTAACCTTTGACTGTCTTTCAACTATCATCGTCCTGGATCCCACATATTGATAACTTCATTGTCTGGATCCCAGTCGCACCACCTAAGTATTCTGGCGCATCTGCTCTGGACTATTGCATCCTCTCTGGTAAGCCCTGCCTTGATGTAAGCCTGTGCTACAAGCTCCCAACTAGGGTGATTACCTAGGACCTTCTCAGCGGTCTTAGGACCTATCCTGGGGCATCCTGAGTAGCCATCTGTAGCATCACCCATCAGACACTGCATATAGAACCAATGGTCTGCTTCCAGGTCTTTAACCTGTAGCATCTCATCAGCCATAGGTCTGTAGAGTTTGCCTGGGATGGTCTTCATGTCTTTGTCATCACTGACGATGACTGTAGGCTTAGTCTTTGCAGACTGTAGAATACCCATGATGTCATCAGCTTCTAGGGTGTCTTGCCAGTGGCATGGATAGTTCTCCTTTGCCCACTGGACCAGGGCTTTGTAACCGACTGGTTTTCTGGTCTTCTTTCTGTTGCCTTTATAGTCTGGCAGCACAGTCTTTCTGAAGTTGCTGCCTTCAGTTAGGCACACCAGTATTTCATCGCTGCCTAAGCGTTCCTGGAACTCTTTTATCCTGGAGGCAAACATTCGTTTAGCTGCAGCCAGGTCAGTTGTCAGGGACCATATATCATCACCCCAGTCGACCTCTTCTTCACACGATGAGCAAGCCTGGTATAGGTAGATATCACCATCGATGAGAAGCGTTGTTTTAGTGTCACATAAGTTGTTCAATACGTTCATCTAACCCATCCTTAAAATCTAAGCCTTCTTCAGTAATCATCCACTGGTTACTAAACATCTCGTAGTCGACTTCGGTTGTTATTAGTCCACGACTAGCGCAGACAGCGATGTGCCAGGCAGCTTTCCTGGCTATGTTTGATTTGACTGTGAACGGTTCCCTGGATGCTTTGTCCAGGACAATCCAGAACGCCATGAGCTGCTCTAAATCGTTTTCTAAATCACAGTCATCAGTGGGTGTCGCTCCAAGTTGCTCCAACGGAAAATTCTGCTTCGATTGGGAGTTGGATGTTGAAAGCTCTTCCTGTTTCTTCCGCCATTCTTCTAGTGATATCACCGACATGGTTTGCTACCTCTTCAGTTCTACACGCAATCTGAACCTCGTCATGAATCCAACCCATGATGTAGGCATCAATCTTTTGTGTAGTAAGTTCTTTATCCACCAGGGCAACCCATTGCTTACATAGGATTGCACCTGCTGACTGTAGAAGTTGAGACAGACATCGATGCTCTGACCTCACGAACAGCTTTCTGCCGTCCATGCCTTTGAGATATCCACGCTGATATGCTGTGTTCAATTCTTTTTTTAGTTTTTTAAATGCAGGTACGTTCTTATCAAAGTCAGCCTTTAGACGTTTACCGTCTTTTGCTGTACCTCCGACAATCTTGCCTATAAGACCATCCCCACCCCCATAAAGAGTGGCATAGATAAATGTCTTGGCTTCGTCCCTTGTCTTGAGTCCTGCTGCTTTTTGGTTATAGGTATGAATGTCACCTGAGAGTATCTGCTCGGCATACTCACCATCATCCTGTAAGTAATGTGCCAGGCACCTAAGCTCTAGACCAGAAAGGTCAGCACCTACCAGGCACCATCCTTTAGGGGCAGTGAATAGGTCTCTACACTTCTTACCAAAGGCTGCCCTGGTGCTAGGAACTTGGGCGAGGTTAGGATACCGATGACTTGCTCTGCCGCTGATAGTGCCACCACTGATGATACTGTGTCGCAGCTTACCGTCCTTACCACAGACCTTCATCCATGCCTGGCTGCCTTCTGCTAGTTGAGCTATTCGCTTTTGTACCAGGAAGAACTTTGCAAGCTTCTGTGCTTCTGGATATGGCAGCTGTGATAGGACAGTCTCGTCTACCTTAGCTTCTCCACTGGGGGTGAAGGCTTTAGGTTTCCACCCATACTTTTTAACCAGGCAGAAGTGGATATGCTTTCTAGAGTTAGGGTTGAACTCGACTACCTTAACCTTAGTAAACGGCTCTCCTTTGACGTATCCACGAGTCTTGTTGTTTACCTTGGGGATGAACTCTGTACGTATCTCCCAGGGCTCAAACAGCTCATCAAGCTCCTTCTCAAGCTCAATACGAATAGAGGCCAGTTCTGCATATAACTCACCTGCTGCCTTAACATCGAATGTCCAACCATTGTTACCAATGCGGTTACACACCTCAGCCAACTCATGCTCCAGGTCAATAGAACGACCAGAGAAATCCTTACTGTCTTTCATAAGCTTTTTGTAGAGCTCATAGGTCACTCTTACATCTTGCTCACAGTAGTCGAGCATATCCTGGTTACACTCTTCCCAACCGCCTTCATAGTCACCCTTCATGGTTCCCATACGAAGACCCCAGGCCTTGAGTGAATGGCTGCCCCACATACGTTTTTGAAAGCCATCTGGCAGCGATACTGAAACAGCATCATCATTCATCAAGTCAGCTGAAACTAACCTGGATAGAACCAGGGTGTCAGTTATAGTGCCTTTAGGCTGCCAACCTGGGTAAACCTTTTGTAGTGCAGGAATATCAAAGTTGATGATGTTGTGACCAATGATTTCATCAGCTTCTGCAAGTAGCTCTAGTGCAGCAGCAATGCCTTCTGGTCCGTGGTAGATTTGTGAAGCGTTTTTACGTCTATCCCCAGTTTCCGTGTCGAGGATAGCGATACAATGAATAGTGTCTAGTTGGTCGAGTAGTCCGTTACTCTCCAGGTCAAAGACCAGGCTCATAAGTCTAATTGACTCTGAACTGGCTGCTCGTTACCACTGTAATGATACTCAGCAATATGAGCCGCTTTACCATACCTAGTAGGAACCACTATAGTTTTCTTAGTTATAGGGTGTCCCCACTTCTTCAAAGTAGATACTTTTGTTGCTAACTTAGTAATACCTAGTTCTCTAAAAGCAATCATACAATTTAATTTTCGGCCTTCTTTTAGGCAAGACAAAACCTTTTCTTCTTGTGTCATAGTTACTCTCCTGGTTCGATATTTAGAAACGACTAGTATCGTTGTCGGTATCGATTAACCGACCTGTGTCTCTGTTGTATTGAAGTCTCCCTGCCCAACCTACCTGGCCAGTGAAACGGTTTTTAAGGACTACAATGTCCCTGGTGTCATCTGTAGGGTCATCAGCGTTAACCTGAAGACCTAGACAGAAGTCTGCTAACTGAGCAATAGAGTGGCTGCCACGTAGCTGCGATAGCTTTACCTTGGCTCCATTCTCATGCCCATCACCCTGTGGACGTGTAAGGTGGCTTACCAGGAACAATGTGATTCCTAGCTCCTGGACCATCGTCCTGAGTGTTGTCATGATTTGGTCGATAAGCCGCCTTTCGTCAGTGACTTGACCAGTGATACCTGAGACCAGGATGCTGATGTGGTCTAGGAAGATGTGAGTACAGCCCATAGCTTTTGCCATGTACTGAATGCGGTTGACTACTACGTCTAATGAAGTTGAACCAAAGTGATTAAACAGCTGAACATCACCGTCCTTAAATAGGTCATCATGCCCTTGTAAGACCTCTTCTTTGGTAGCGCACTCATAGTCCTGGACAATGTTCTTATCCAAGTGAAGACCAATGAGGCCTCTCACGGTGCGTTTGTTTTCTTCTTCTAGCATTAACATACCGACCTTCTGTCCATTGTCGTGAAGGTGGTAAGCGAACTCGGTTATCAAAGTGCTTTTACCTACACCAGACCCTGCACAAATAGTTACCAGGGTGGCAGGTCGAATACCTTTAGTTATATCGTTGAGCTTCTTATAGGGGTATCTGACCAGGGATTCCTCGTCAGTTTCTGCAATAGTATTTCTTAAGTCAGAAGAGCTAATGATGCCATCAGGTCTCCAGTCTTTAGCTCGCCAGATAGCATTGATAATCTCATGCTCACAGCCCTTCTGGAGTGCCTCATTTGCATCCTTATAGGGAAGCTTGGCAATCTTGACCTTACCTATAGGCATAGCCTCGGCACACTCTATGGCAGCCTTAGTCCCTGCATCGTCCTGGTCAAACATGAGGATGATTTCCTCAAAGCCTTCCAGGTAGTCCCAGGCATTCATTAGAGCCTTCTTACCGCTCTGTGCACCGTTGGGTAATGAGACTACAGGCCACTTGTTCTTTTGTGCCTGGGAGACTGATAGACAGTCTATTTCGCCTTCAGTAATCACTAGCTTTTTACCAGTGGTCCAAAGATGCTGCCCAAACAATCCCATCTTCTTAGCTTCGCCCAGGATGGTGAAGTTCTTCTCTGAGTCTCTTATCTTTTGTGCGACTACCTCACCATGCTCATTACGATAGTTAGCTATCTGAGCAGGACGGTTTTTGTATGTACCTATGGTGTAGTCAAACTTTCTACAGGTACTAATTGAAAGAGCTCTGGCACCCAGGTCGCTATGTGTTCCCTGGAGTAAATCTTTATTAAGTTTGCTTGGTAGCTTTACCTGTTCCACCTGGTCAGTTGGTGGTGTGTAGGTTTGGCAGCCAAAGCAGAATATGTGGCCATCGTCATAAACGGCAGCGTTGTCTTTAGAACCACAGTGTTCACACTCAGTATGATGTAAAAACTCTGAATCATTATGTGGTTGC